ACTTATGTTACTCTACCATTACCTAACTTAAAAGAGATTGTGATCGAACATAAAGAGTTATATAAAATTGTAAAAGAACAAGATGAAAGATACTCTAATATTTTTGAAATTAACACTGTTGTTGCCCGAGAGTTCAAAAAATTCAAAGATGGTTCTATGAAAACTGTGAATTATCTAGTTAAAGAATTTGAAATGAAGAAGTCTGCCGATGCATACAAAAAGTCGTCTGTATCAAAGACTGGTGTTATCAATGTTAACAAATTACACTCTTATCAATTCAATGATGATATTTTCAAAAAATTAACTATCATTCCTGACGGTAAAAACCACGGTATGATGATGTTTGTTGACTGGTCTGGTTCTATGCACAAAAGTTTTTATGAAACCATTACTCAGTTATTCAACCTAGTATTTTTCTGTCAACAAGTAAAGATACCTTTTGAAGTTTATGCCTTTACTGACAGATCACAAAGATTGAATTTTGGTAACGGAACTAAAAGTTGTTGGATGTACAAATCTGGTGACAAAGCAATGGATCAATTCAATCTGTTACAATTGTTTACTTCTTCAATGAAAAAACAAGAGTTTAATACTGCTTGTGTTGAGATTTACAAAGTGGCATTGGCATACAATAATAAATTACACGAATATACAGATTATTATTATTCACCTGTACAGATTTTATCTCTTGGTGGTACACCATTGAACGCCGCTGTTCTTGCTTCCATACCAATGATTAAAAGATTTAAAAAAGAAAATCAAATTCAAAAGATGAACACAATCTTTTTGACTGACGGTGATTCCCACGATCATAGAGATTACTTTGTACCTGTTGACGGTAGTGAAGAAAGTTATCAAGTTAAAGATCCAAAACAAGGTTTGAAATACGGTCATATGGATTATGATAACACTATGGTTTGTATTGACAATCAAACTAAGTTTTCTTTCAAAATGGGTTATACAAGAAATACCACAAAAGATTATTTTGAATTATTGAAAAGAAAAGTTGATACTGTTCTTTTAGGTTTCCATATCATTCATAGAAAACTAGAACTAGAAGACATTGGTAGAATCGCAGGTAAGACATACTATAGAATACCAATGGCAGAACAAGAAAAGATTAGAGGTGCCTTTAGAAAAGATAAGTTCGTTATCACAACCAAGAATGGTTATGATGCTCAATACTATATCAAAGGTTCAAAAGACCTAGAAATTAATGATGAAGGTTTCACAGTTGACGAAAACAAGAATACTTCACTAGTGGCTGCCTTCAAAAAGTATTCAAAAAGTAAAGTAATGTCCAGAGTATTATTGAATAAATTCATAGAGAGGGTTGCATAAATGAGAACAAAATACGAACAAAATACTCAAAATTGGGCATTGCTGTCGCACCCCTCAAAAAAATTGGATATTTCCTTGACATTCAAGGAAAGACCTGATAGCATAGCTATAGAAATGAGGTATATTACATTATGTTAAATTATGAGAATCTAAACTCCAAACAAAAAGAGTATGTCGATATGTGTTACTCTATGTTTGGTACCTCTGAGGTTACAAAATCTCAAATCAAAGAGGTTAACGAAAAACTTCAAATGAAGTCCTCACCTGCATGGTTGATTAAAGATCCTGCATTTAGATTGGCACGAGGTGTTTACAAATTACCTGTTGCCGATGGTGAAGTATCAGTTCCTGAAGTTCAATCTGTTGAACAACCAGTGAAACAATCTAAAATTTCAATGACACAAAACAAGGCAGAAAATGTGATCCCTTCTGGTGATCCTTCATTTGTTCCTTGGGGTCATTACAAAGATATCAAATCTGTAATTAAATCTGGTATCTTTTATCCAACTTTTATTACTGGTCTTTCTGGTAATGGTAAAACACTAAACGTTTTACAATCTTGTGCCGAACTCAAAAGAGAGTGTATTCGTGTCAACGTGACTATTGAAACAGACGAAGACGATTTACTTGGTGGTTTCAGATTAGTCAACGGTGAAACTGCATGGCACGATGGTCCTGTTGTTGACGCAATGAAAAGAGGTGCAATACTTCTTTTAGACGAAATTGACCTTGCATCAAATAAGATCATGTGTTTACAACCGATCTTAGAAGGTAAGGGTGTGTTCCTTAAAAAGATCAACGAATACATCGAACCTGCCAAAGGTTTCAATGTGATTGCTACTGCGAACACTAAAGGTAAAGGTTCTGATGACGGTCGATTTATCGGTACTAATGTTCTAAACGAGGCGTTCTTAGAAAGATTTCCAATTACTTTTGAACAGTCTTATCCTTCAATAAAGATTGAAGAAAATATTGTGTTGAAAGTATTCGAGGGTCTTGGTATCAAAGACAAAGAGTTTGCTCAAAACCTTGTCAAATGGGCAGACGTGATTAGAAAAACTTTCTATGACGGTGGTATTGATGAGATCATTTCTACCAGACGTATTGTTCACATTGCCAATGCCTATGCAATCTTTAATAACAAGATGAAGGCAATCCAAGTTTGTACTAACAGATTTGATGAAGACACTAAAAACAGTTTCCTTGACCTGTATACCAAAGTCGATGCAGGTGAAGACCTCAGTCAATTAAATCAACCTGAGGAAATGGTTTCCAATGATAGTGAGGAGAACGAAGACTTTTAGTATGAATACAAGTGATCGTTTAAAACCTATCCGTAATGTAGACCTCAACCAGGCGTCTCCCAAGGCGCCTGGCATAATGACCGAAGATGAACATTACTACAAATCATTCTTTGAAAGTATTAATGAAAAACTCTCGGTCATGGATGATGAGGTTGAAAAAATACTTGGTTTTAAAGTCCAAGATAATACAGAAAGTTTAAATCGATTATACAAACAGATTAATGATATAATCAATGCAACACCAGTCATTAAAACAGATTACATTGGTAAGTTAATGAAAAAGTTTATGAATGAAGTTGCCCACACACATCAAGGTATGATGATTGAGGCAGACAAAAGTGGTAAACATAAAGCCGCAAGAGATTTAGAAGACAAGTATCGAATGGAAATCGATAGTATGGATAATGATATTAAAGATTTAGAAAGAGATAAACAAGATTTAGAAGACAAAGTAAATCGATTAGATACCAAATATAGTGATCTGAAATCAGATTATAAAAGAGAAATGGCATTGAAAGATTTAGAAATAAAGAGATTAAGAGATTTAGTTGATGGTGTTCAAAAACCAAAAACTAAAGATGTGAAATGGTCAACTTAAAGGAGGTGATTAATTGACTATTGAAGTAAAAGTTTTCAACAATAATGTCGAAAAAGCAATTCGTGTTTTGAAAAAGAAAATGCTCAAAGAGGGTCTTATCAAAGAATTGAAAGAAAGACGTTATTATGAAAAACCATCTGAGAAAAGGCTCAAAGAAAATAAAGAGAATATTCGAAGATGGAGAAAAGCACAAAAACGAAGAATGGAGCGTGAATAAATGCTAAAATCGTTTTTCAATATACTTAGTGACAAGGTGTCACCTAAGGAAAAACAAAAAGATGTCGTTATGGAAATGACATCAACAACAAATAAGGAGAATAGTAATATGGGTAGAAAAGCACTAACAAGAACTCAAAAGTTCTTAAATGCACTACTAAGAGGTGAAGCCATCTCATGGACACAAGCTCAAAATGTATATGGGTTTAAATCTCCAAGAACTGTCGTTGATGGTTTGAGAAGAAAAGGTCATATGGTATACATTAACAAAACTGGTAATGGTACATCATATAGAATCGGAACACCTACTAAAGAAATTATCGCTGCTGGATTAGCTGCAACAGGACAGATCGTCTATAACAGTTAATCATGTACGATATAACACTTTATCTACCTTTAGTCTTGCTTGTGGCAATGGGACTTATCATTCATAATATGACTGGTAATAATTCGACAACCACCGTGGAAGTTAAAAAGACTAGAGGTCGTAAGAAGAAAAGTTAATGTGTGGGGCGTTATGCCCCATATATAGATATGTAGGCAGTCCGTAAGACCTACTAGATGCCGCCTCTCGGTATCAAATTAAGGGGGTGCCTGGTGACGCACCCCCACTTGAAAAAATAAAAATAGTCACTATATATTATAGTAGAACGCCATTAAGGGTTCTATAAAACGCCGCTAAGGAGGGCAAAAACAAATGACACTAACTACATTTAATAAACTGAGACCATTTTCAATTGGTTTCGATTCACTCTTTGACGATTTTGACAGGTTACTAGATACACCTGCACCGTCATATCCACCATACAATTTAATCAAATCAAAAGATGGTGAGAATTATAAAATTCAATTAGCAATTGCTGGTTGGAGTAAAGATACTGTTGACGTAGAAGTTAAAGAAAATACTCTAACAGTGAAATCTAAAAAAGATTTAATAGAAAATGATGAAGAATTTTTATATAAAGGCATTTCTACTCGATCATTCGAAAGGTCTTGGACACTATCTGATGAGATGAAAGTTCAAGGTGCTAAATTTGAGAACGGATTATTGGAGATTTCTTTAGAGAAAATTATTCCTGAAGAAAAGAAACCGAGAACAATCGATATCCAATAATTAAATTTAGGGGTGTGACAGCAATGTCCACCCCTTTATACTTGACAAGTCAGGATTATCCTGATAGCATACTAGACAATATATTATGAAAGAGGCGAAACATAGATGCAAAAATTACCACCACAAATAGTTGAAGCAATCATACCTCCTATTTTTGAGGAGTTTCAAGCTTTTGTTTACAAATTTACCAACTTAAAAAACAATATGATTTATATCGGTTATCATAAGGGTAAACCATACGACGGTTATTATCATTCCTCAACAAATAAAGAATTTCAAAATCAATTTATGAATCCTGATGCAAAATTTAAATATGAAGTTCTTCAATATGGTTCTGTGAATTATTGTAAATCAGTTGAACACAAATTATTAAAACAAGTTGATGCTGCAAATAATACAATGTATTATAATAAAACTAACGGTTCTCCTATTATGAATATAGTAGATCCTGAACTAATGAGTGATATTGCAGCAGAAATAACTAGTGACAGATCATATTCTGGTGTCGATTATATTCTTAAAGAATTAGATAGACTACCAGAATACAAACTCCAAATCCGTAATATTACAGTAGATGATGAACATATTACTAAAATAAAAAATGTTATCAATACTAAAAATAGTTTAAAACATTTATTAGTTGTAGTTTTATTAGATAGAGTTTATCGAGGCAGAAAGGGTGATATGATTATTGACGGTAATCACTCTATACAAGCAGCGAAAAAATCAAAACACGGAAGAAATGGGTTAATACCCGTTTTAGAAATACCTTATGATTTACACAAAGATTGGTCAGACGATGAGGTTGATTTACTAGCAGCTCTTCTAAATCCAAGAAATGAAAACCCTAGATTAGAAACAAATATTGAAACAATCGCACAATTAGTTTCTAATCTTTTAAATCAAGGTTATGATATTGGTTCTAAAGAAATTGCAACTATTAAACAAAAGTTTAATGTTGATTCCGCAGAAGGAAGGAAAATCAATGTTCTTGCTAAACAAATGTTTGAAGAACAAAATCCAAGTGATACTACATGGATTGATTATGGTAAAAGCACCGATGATGGCAAACTGTTAAAAGATAAAGTTGCAAAAGAAAACAAAAAAACAGGAGTGCTTTGTAGAACATTTTCAACTGAAAAATTTGGTATTACTGAATCTGTTGAAAAAATGTATGAATATATCCATGATGGTATAAACATCGATACTTATAAGATTATGTTTCATTTCAAAGATTCAGATTCTCAAAACACTTGGTTTAATACAAAAGAAAAAATGTATAAAGATGCACTAACTTGGTTATTTAAACCACATAATATTAGTGTTGAATTTTCTTATCTTCCAACCGAAAGAACTAAGTTTACGGATAAGAAAATGGTAAACCTTGACAGTTAATATAAAACCTGATATAATGGAGAGTGATGTTTAAATACGATGAAAAAAAGATTCTCAAAGAAATAGAATCTTATATTGAATCCACTTACGGACAACACTATTCATCTAAAGATATTCAGGTACAAGACCTATTTCAAAGTATAGGTATTGCATCGGATTTTTGTCGTGGTAATGCGATGAAATATCTTGCTCGTTATGGCAAGAAAAATGGCAAGAATGAAAGTGATTTATTCAAAGCCATACATTACATTATATTATTGATAACAAGTGAAAGGCAACAAAATGCAAATAAGCGAAAGCACTAGAGAAGTATTAAAGAATTTTGCTGAGATTAATCAAAACTTATTAGTTAATCCAGGTAAGAAACTTTCTACTATCTCTACAATGAAGAACATCTTAGCAAAAGCTGAGATCGAAGAAGAATTTCCACAAGAAATGGGTATCTATGACTTACATGAGTTTTTGGGTACTCTTGGTTTATTTTCTAAACCTGTGTTGAAATTCGATGAGAAAAATATGGTCATCAATGAAGATGGTGTTTCTACAAAAACGAAATACTATTTCAGTGATCCATCTGTGTTAGTATCACCAACAAAAGATATTAAAATGCCACCAGTTGATGTGTCATTTACACTAACACAAACTGATCTATCAAAGGTCAAGAAGGCATCTGCTGTCATGCAATTGCCAGACATTACTGTGACTGCTAAATCGGGTAAAGATATATTTCTAACAGCAGTTGATAGTAAGAACTCAACATCAAACGATTATTCAGTAAAAGTAGGAGACAATGCACCTGCAGACTTTACTTTCCATTTTAAGGCAGAGAACTTTAAATTGATTGACGGTGATTATGATGTAGAAATATCAAAATCATTAATCAGTCATTTCAAGCATAGAAGCAAAAATGTAGAGTATTGGATTGCACTAGAACAAACATCTAAGTACGGTAGTTAATCGTGGTCGAAAACGATAACTTTTTATGGGTTGAGAAATATCGCCCACGTACAATAGATGATTGTATTCTACCAGATGCACTTAAAGAAACCTTTAAGACGTTTCTGGCACAAGGTGAAATACCTAATCTCTTGT